AAACTGGTGCCGATCGTGCAAATCCACGTCAACACCCCAATCGCTGCCACCCCTTACGCCTGATAACCTCAAATCAGAGAGCAACTGCACCCTCTCCCACACAGGGGAGGGTTTTTTATTACCCACTAATTACGATGGAGACGACACCCGGAAGCCTCCGCAGTGATCCAACTTGTACGCATCTATTGCTGGCGCAACGGCGTCCAATGGATCGAAGATTACGCCCTACCAAAAGCCAGTAAAGAGCGCCTTAGACTGGTACGAGAAGGCGTCACGGTGTACCACACGGAAGTTGTCTAATGACCGCAGCCCCCATGGCCATCACGCTCGACGCAACCCTGAGCGGATCGTCAAGTAACAGCTACCTAACAATGGAAACGGCGTTGCAAATCGCCGCAAACATGCCAGGCGGCGGCGAGTGGTCTTCAGTCGACGAAGAACTCCGCAACCTATCCCTAATCCAAGCCACCCGCTGGCTCGAAACCCTGGATTACAAGGGCGACCGTTGTAAGGCCAGCCAACGCCTTAAATGGCCCCGCAACGGCGCAGTTTGCGACGGCGTGACATCTGACTGCCTAGGAATTCCCTACCGCGTGCAAGAAGCTGAGGTTGCTCTAGCAATCCAATACAACAGCAAGCCAAATTTATTTCCAGGCAACGGCAGCGGCGGCAGCGCCCCCACCGGCACATACGTAAAACGCCAAAAATTAGATGTTTTAGAGATCGAATACGACGAATTCAGCAACCCAGAATCCAGCAGCTGCGACAGTTGTGGCGACCCCGCAATCATTCAAGCCTTCCCCTGGCTCGTCGACCTACTCGGCTGTTGGGCCGCCGGCATCTCCACCGGATCGAACAAAATGATCCGTCTCTACCGAAACTAATGAGCAAAGTTGACGACACCTTTGACTTTGCCAACTCCCTAATCATGGAGTGGGGGCAAGACGCCGAGTTGTACGCCCACAAAGGCCCCCCGGTCTACGACCCAGCAACTGGGACGACAACAAACAACGTCGATATTCTCAACGTCAAAATTGTAATCAGCTCCTTAGACATCAAAGAAACCGGCGGCCTATACCAACAAGACGATGTAAAGATTATTATCGATCCAGTCCAAATTAATTACATTTATCTTACGGACGCCGACTATTTTATGGTCCCGCGTAACGGCGCCCCGGACCAAATGATGAAAATTATCGAGCCCAAAACTTACCGTGGCGACAATCCCGTCGGCTACGTCATCATCGCGAGGCCCGAATAATGGCACAAAGGCGCCCCGTAAAACTACCTGGAGTACGTGCTTACTTAGAGGAAGTAAAGCAAGTTACTGCTCAAGAAGCCGCAACCCAAATCGTCGGGCGCCTCATTTTTCTCAGCCCCTGGTATTCCGGCCAATTTGCCAAAAACTGGGAAGTCCGCGTAGGCGACAAACGCATTGCCGCCACAGTTGAACCCTTAGAAGGAAATCGCGACCGCACATCCAGACAGGAAGTCACCCCACCCGTAGTCCCGTCATTGCGTGGAACGGGCAGTAAAAAAGTTGTCGGTTACACCATTGACAACCGCACAACGTACAGACGCATTGCAATGGATTTAGAGCCAGGCCGCACCGAAACCGCCCAGCAAATAAGCGCACCCAAAGACTGGTACGTCAACTTCATCCAAGGCGGTGGTCTATCCGATGTTTTGAGAGCTTCTGTCGGAGCAGCTGCCGATAATCCCAGAGTTAAAGGCTTTAGATCAAAGGGAACAGTTCAAAGCTTTATTGGCCCACAAATACTGCTTAACCAATGAATTTTCAGCAAACCCGCCAGTATTACGAGACCCCTGTAATTGCCACCTGTACAGCACAAAGCGTTGAGTACCGGGCTGAAAACACGCTGCTACCAACAGGCGACGCAATTACCCGTTTTTGCCTGGCGCGTCTGCAATTTGGCGAAATGGCCGAGTCAGCAGTGGGCTGTACGTCGCTTGCCAATGAGCGAGCAGTATTTTCAGTGGAATATTTTGGGCCGAAAGGCATAGGCCCCGCCGAAGCCCAAACATTTATGCAAGAGATCCTGTGCGAGCTAGGCAAACTCAACGGCATCATTTCAGTTAATGGCCCAGATTTCACGCCGTTAGACGACCGCCCGTATTTCTTTGCTCGCGCGAGCTTCGGCATTCAAGTGCCAATTAGACTGACTTAACAGGCTGTGCCTGGCCTAGTAGCCCCCGACTAGGAAAACGCCCCCACTTATTGTTTTTCTAGGAGGCCGTAATGGCTCTTTGCGACTCCAGTGTCCTCACTGGACAGGAAGGAAGCATTTCCTTCAAACCCCCTGGCACGTCCGTGTGCGTGCGAGACTTTTCTGCTTGGGGAACAGACGGCGACGACAGCCACATCACATTGGAATGCGGTGCCGACTTTCGTTCAGGTGACATTGTCACTCTGACTGAGGAAGACGGCGGCAATCTTGACGGCAGTTTTGCCGATGGAACGAGCTACAAAGTTCAAGCCACCGGCAAAACAAACGGGATCCAATGGATCACGCTGAGCCTCACCAGTGACAACGTAGTCATTAGTGTTGCCGGCGACGGTGGCACTGGATCGGCCGACAGTCCATTGCCCGCTCACATCAACATTGCGCTAGCCGACTGGTATTCAGTTTGCGGAGTACGTGAATTTTCAATTGACGTATCTCGTGACGAATTAGACGTAACCACGCTTCCTTGTACGGAAGGCACAAGCACCGATGCCTGCGAGACGCTGGCTGCATTCCGCTCCACCCAAGCGGGCTTTGCATCAGCAACTGGCACGATGTCAGTGTATTTCACATGCGATCAGAACACGATCGCCAACCGTCTCCTGGGCTCAACTTTCTTGAAAAGTCAGGCCGGGGCGGCTGTGAAACTGTATGTCTGCACGCAGCTGGACGCAACCGGAAAGGTAGACGACACCTCATCTTTGTTTATCGAAGCTGAGATTTCGATAACCGGCGTTTCGTTCTCAGTCAATCCCGATGATCCAACAACGGGCGAGCTGTCTTTCAGCGTTCGCAAGATTGTTTCAGCTTTTGGGCTTGACGCCTGATAGCCTGAAATTTGGGATGGAGGGGATCACACTACGGTGTGGCCCCTTTTTATTGCTATGCAGTAGAATTGTTTTGTATTAGGAAAACAGCATGGCCGGTCGTTTTATCGACAAGCTGAAGAAAGCAGCCCGTCTCGACCCAATCAAAAAAGAAGTCACTCTGGACTCGGGCGAAAGCGTAGTGCTATTCGTCACTCCATTGACCGCCGCTGAACGTGAACGCGCCAAAAAGGACGCCCGCTCCGAAGATCCTGGAGCGTTTGCCCTGCAACTGCTGATCCGCAAAGCTCGGGGCAGCAACGGCCAACCTCTTTTCACCCCAGGCGACGCCGCCGAACTCAAAAACGAAGTCCGCGACAGCGACCTGCAGAAGCTAATGCTAGCTGTCCTTGGAGGCGAAGACGAGGAAGAACTGGACATGAAAAGCAGCAGCGAAGGAGCTGAGGACTGACAACTGGCTGCTGCTCAGCCTGGGTGTCGCCAAAGAACTGGGCTACACCCTCCAAAAGCTCTGGAGCGAAACGACCGAAGAGGAGATCACGCTTTGGAGTTTGTACTTCGGCTACTTGAATGAGGAGCAGGAAAAAGCGATGAAGAGCGCTAAGCGCCGACGCTAGAATCAAGCCATTAGTGCCAGCGCTCTAGTGGCTTTCCAAAGCGAGATTGAGCTAAAAGTAAAAGTATTAGATAGCCAACTAGATAAGCTTGAAAACCGCATACAAAAATTAGGTAAAACAAACCCATTTAGCGCAAGCGGCGCCTCTAAAACTAATAAAAAAGCCTTACAACAAGAACGAGCTTTACTTAATGTAGATAAAAATAGGGCTCAACTTCAATTACAATTAAAGCAAGGACAAATAAAAGAATTAAATATTAGAAATACATGGGTTAAAGCTTTAGCGCAAGGTTTGGAGATACGAAAAGACATTGCAAAAGCAGCTGAAAAAGAAGCTAAAGCAACTAAAAAGACAGCTGATGCAGCTAAGAAAACAGCTGCTGCAACAAAAAAAGCAGCTGCTGGTAAAGCTAAGAACAGATCACAAGACGTTTTACTTGGTGCAGGCTTTCCCCTTCTGTTTGGTGGAGGGCTAGGTCAAGCAGCTGCTGGTGCGATAGGTGGAGGTTTAGGAGGATTTGGCGGAGCTATTGCAGCGCAGGCTGTTGTTTCTCAAGTAGCTGCTCTAAATACCGCTTTAGTTGAAACTGCATCAGTTACAGCAAGCACAGGCAATGCGTACGACTTCTTAACCGAGAAACAGCTTTTTAGTAGCGAAGCAAGCAAAAAACTTGCTGACGAGCTGGCTGAATTAGGCAGAGTAGAAGAGTTAGCGGCGCTAACAACCGAAGAGCTGGTACGTTTAATTGGCAACCAAGGCGTAGAAAGCCTCGACAAACTAGACAAAGAATGGAAAGAGCTTTTATCTAATTTGGCAGAACTGGGGCTTGCTGTTGGAGCTTTCATGGCTAAATACTTAGCACCCCTTATTAACCTACTTAATAAAGCAGTAGGAGCACAAAATCAGCGAAATCGTTTTGGCTCACTGGTCAATGAAAATCCCGAAGCAAAAGCTTTTTATGAAAGTATTGTTGGAACAAGAAATAGAGCGGGCGTTCAAAAAGGACTAACTCAAGCTGAAGCAAGAGCACAAACATTAGAAAAATTCGAACCAATAGTCACAGTAGAGATACCAGTTACGCCTGAAGATCGAAACCGATTTGCGCCACCTAAACCAGGCAAAGCGCCAAAAGAACGCGAAAGCCGCATCCCAGAGCTAGAGCGTGAACTTGCACTGCAAACTAAAATTCTGGGAATTCAAGAGAAAATAAGTGCAGCTGAACTAGCAAAAGATTCAGATACAGTTGCTCGACTTGGAGGTGAAATAAAACTAGCAAAACTTGCTACTGACCGAGCTGCAATAATTGCCGACATAGAAATCCCTGCAGAAGAAAGACGATTACAACTTGCTATAAATTCTGTAGAAATAAAAGCAGCAGAGGTGGAAACATCAGATAGACTAAATCAAATTGAACAAGCTCGCATTGAAAACATCGAAAATTCAATTACAGGTTTTGAAAACGAAGTTGCATTAATGCAAGAAGAGACTGAATTTGCTAAAGACTTACTAAAAATTGAACAACAAATCGCTGAACTTAGGAAAAATGATCCAAATATATCGGAAGGTTTAGTAGAACGTCTTCGCACTGCTGCAAAGGCTGCAGCGGAAGCTCGTGAAGAACAGCGCAAATACAACGAAGTTCTAAGTATGGCTCAAGGGCCAGTAAATGCTTTTGTAAACGGAATAACGCAAGGTTTACAAGGCATTGTGGATGGAACTATGAGCGCTCAAGAAGCTTTTGCAAAAATGCTTCGAGGAGTTGCAGACGCGCTGGTCCAAACAGCAACCACAATGATTGCTCAATACATTGCAATTGGTATTGCTCGTAAGTTTGCCGGCATTTCAGGCGGCGATGGTTTGAGCACGGCAGGTAGCTCAACTGGCGCATTTGATAGTGGTGTAGGCGGGATCTTCCCAACCAATCCAGCGTTCTCGTATGAGGGTGGTGGATATACCGGCAACGCACCACGCTCAGGGGGAATTGATGGCAGAGGTGGCTTCCCTGCAATCCTTCATCCCAATGAAACCGTTATCGACCACAGCAGCGTGATGGGCAAATATTCTGGTGCGGGTAGCAGTTCAAATGGCGGCAACAAAACAATCCGCTTCGAGTCAACTGTTATTAACAACGTGGAGTACGTCACCACCGATCAAGCCATGGCAATGTCCAGGGCTGCAGCTAATGACGGGGCCAAGCGTGGGGCAGAAGGCGGGTATGGTAGATCCATGCGTGCGCTACAAAATAGCCGCAGCCAACGCAGCAAACTCGGGATGAGAAGGTAATGAGTTCTTACATCAAGATCGGCCAATTTATTGAGATCTATTACATAAGGATAGATTACAAAGCGTATGTCTACAACTACCAGAATGCTTATGTAGATAGAAACATCACATATAATTCACTTGATCATTCATTTCTAGGTTTTGTCTATCAAGGGGCTGCCCGGAATCGAACAGGAGACAATATTCAATCAAGTCTGATCATTGGTGCAAATGCTTTAAGCACCGGCCTAGCCAAGAACCTGTTGGACACACGTCACTACGCCGTTGTAACCACCGTTCAGTTTGACAATAACGACAACGTTGCCCGCCAGCTGAGCCAGGAGAGCTGGGTTGTGGCAAGCATGACTTACGACCCTGAAAACGTGGAGTTAATCCTTTCCAGCGCCATTGATGCTGTCGGAGCACAAGCGCCAAACAAAACGCTGACTAAAGACCGTGTAGGCAACTTGCCATTAACGGCCAACATCTTTTTGAAGTGATCCACCCGTACCAGCTGCTGGGCCTGCCCTACCGCCTGGGCGCAACGCCTAAAAAGCATGGTGCCGCTGATTGCCTAAGCCTTGCTCAAGCAATAGTTCGCTGGCACGGTGTAGAAATGCCAGACGGACAAAGGGCTTGGTATCGGCGCTTACGACGAAAGGACTACGGGGTTTTCAGGGAAGAATTAGAGCGTTGGGGCAGTGAAGTATTAAGCCCTAGACTGGCAACAATCGCCCTTTGCCGTGCTACTTCCGGGTACGGCCTGGCAACTTATTTCGAGGATGGATGGATCTCGTTCGTAGAGTCGGAGGTCAAATGGAGTCCCGCCGGGGATTTGGACCCCGTGGCGCTCTACTGCCGTATGAAATAGCGATATGCGAGAACATCGGAATTACGCCCGATGAATACCTAGAGTTTTTTGCAGCCGCCTATGAATACGTCGAGGAGCGCAAAAAGGATTATGACCTAGTTCCTGACGTTCAAAATAATCCTACAACTGTTGCCATTGTCCAGCTGGTTGTCGGGCTGGCATTAACGGCAATTAGTGCTTTACTTGCGCCCAAGCCACGCCAACAGAATCAAGACCGCCAGGCAAATTTAGATATTCCGTCAGAAACGGGTAGGACCCGCTACACCAAAAATACCAACTTTGACAGTGTTCAACAGCTAGCAACCCTGGGGCGCATTATCCCTTTGGTATTTGCTGAGTACCAGCAGGGTAAAAACGTTGGCGGCGTAAGGGTTGACACTGATTTACTGCACTCTCAACTTCTTTCATCTGGTAATAGCCAAGTCTTTACCGGCATATTCAATATCAGCCTGGCCGAGTTAGGCCGCAAACCTGACTTTGATGGGTATGCCTTAGGTGATCTCTTGCTGAGAGACCTGGCGCGCTACAAGATGCAGCTATATTTTTCAAACAAGGGTAGTAGCAACAGGATCGTTGCCGGGGATCAATACAGTAGATCCAAGCTTGAGTTGTTTTCAGATGACAAGATTGCAACCGATAGATTTGCTGTAAACATCAGCAAAAACAATTACGCACCTTATTTCAGTGGCACTCGAACGCCTACAACCCGCACGCAGTTCGGTGGGTATAGCCCGATGCCTAATTACCATGTTTTTTATGCACCGTATGAACTGACTACTGTTCAAAAAGGTATAGGTGCAGCAAGTAGAGACGCGCAAAAAGCCAAGCGCGACAAGATAACAAGACCCTTTCCACGTTGCTGTGGCGTACAAAGTGTACAAGGCAAGATTATTACCTATGTAATCCAAGGTAACAACGGTGACGGTAAAGTCATTACTAAAGAGTTTGAAAAATACAGCGACAATGGAAAGCAAGTGTATCCATACGATTTTAAGGACTGGGGCCTAAATGATGTTAATAGCGTTATCAATGAAACTAGGCAATCAGCAGATGAAACAATTCAGCTAACTGATCAGTACCTTATCGGTGCAACACTTGCGGTGTGCATCAAACGACCAGAAAAGATATGGGTTAAAGAAAGAACAATAGCTGCAAAATATGAATTTAGATGTACTGAATTTGATAATTCAATTCCATTAATACCACCTGAAAATAAAACAGCAAACCTGGATGCTATTGATTTTAACGATGGCGTGGCCTTTTTGCCGTGGACTGGGCCGGCAATAATGCGTGCAGCTGTTGCAAGTGTTGCCAACAACCGGCCCTGCGACATTACAGAGATAGGAATTAAGTCTGAGGTTTGGCGACAGATGACTAATAGCGCCAACTTCCAGCAGCACCCCAATATGAAGACGATTGAGACCTATGAGGAAAAGGTTGAGGACGGGGGTGGGGGTCGAATCAACCTGGGATCAAAGACCAGCTACATGAGCCGCTGGTCATTCTTCCAACTTGAGGCCCGCCCCATCGGCCCCGAGCGCGATCCAGAAACAGAATGGGTTAAAGCTGCAGACCGTCCTTTTGGCGTTTTAGGCAACACTCCAGTATTTCAATACAACACTATTGCGATTACCCACCCAGAGTCAAACTCGCTTTATGAATACCGGTTTGTGCCTGTGCCAGGCGCGAAGTTTTACGACTTAGGGACAGCAGCACAGATTTACCACCTGACCGGAAAAGATTTGTGCAGAAGCACTGAAACTTTTACTCATAATAAATACACAATCAGATTCACCGGGGAAGCTCAATCTTTAAGCGTTAGTGATCGCGAAAATGATGAATGGGTGTTTGGCGGTGAATACAAACCCGAAGAGCTGGGACCGCTCGTTGATCTAGCTGATTACAGCAAAGATTTCACAGGCAAAGGCATACCCACTGAGATAGTTCTCATCAACAAGCAAGGGCCGTTCTATAGCGAAACGCCAGGCGAACAAACTGTAGTGATTATTGGCCCTGCAGCAAATCAGCAAACTTGGTATTGGGGCGGTCAGTTGTTAGGCACTACAACAGATGACGGCCAAGAATTTTTGACAACAACAACAAACAACAGAATTTATAGATACCGACGTGAAAATATTATCAAGCAGTGGGTTGCACCAGAGTGGGCACCTGCCCCGGCAGGCGTTCGGCTTGACTCCGTTATTGCCTTAAACCCAAGCACTGACCAGCTTGGATTCTTACCCATTAATGGAGTTGTAACCAACGCTAGCGGTCGCTATGACTATTACTGGGGCGGAAAACTGGTAGTAGCAAACCAACCTAACAAGGATTGGTTTAAAAATGAATCATCGACTGTTAGATACCGCACCCAACCCGGTGTGGACCCAGTTCAGCCAGCACGAACTACTTTCGAGCCAGACCCTGATTTAGAGAATCTCTACAGATATAGCGTAAAAGACAATAGGTTTATTCACGGCGCTGAGCTGGTACGTTTAGGTGACAGTTACAAATTTGTTTTTTACTACAACGGCGATGTAGTTGGCGAAACAAAAATAGAAGGTAGATCTTTTTGCGTCACTAGCACTCCATCTGATGGCCGTTGGTATCTTGACAATCTCATTCAAATAGAGCAGCCACCTGCATATAAAACTATTGGTAATTTTCGTGATCTTGATTTCAGTGACCCCAATCCGACTGCTAATCAATCAGTAGCTAACGGTGTTTATAGAAATATAGACGGCCAATACGTGTATAAATATCTAGGCGTAGTTGTTGCTAGAGCATTTTCCACTTTGCCTGTATTTAATACTGCTGGAACTTTAAAATTTGAACGTGATACATTAGTTGCGCCCGTGCCAATTGGCCGTGCAGCTTTACCATGCTGGCCTATTAAAGTTGCCGAAAAAACAAGCGGGCAGTCTGAACGCTGGTCAATTTCTTTCCGATACAAAATTGAAAGCCCTGAGATATGCGGCATCCGTAGATTTGCCTTAGCGCCCGGTCAAAACGGAAGTGCACGAATATCAAGAGAACGCGAAAGGGAACAAGAAATTGAGCCTATTAACCCTGATGGAGAGCTTTTACCTGTCATACCTACAAAACCAAATCGGATACCTCCTGTAATTCCTTATGCAATGGCGCGTGTTTATCTGTATTACGCATCAGGCTCAAGTAATCCTGACTATGCCAAGTGGACCTTGGAATCAGCTGGTTTGGATTACGTAGCAGGCGAGCCAGTAAGCATCGGGCCTCCTCAGGGCCTTGGAATATCAACGACGGTTAAAAGCGTAAATCTGCCGGGTGGCGCTAATAATGTCACTAAAGATCCAAGCTATGCAGCGTTCATTAAAGAAGGCAGAAATTACTTCCCGGCCAATGCAATCTGTGATTACTTTATTAATAACACTGACAGAACAAGCCACGAAAACGGCCCAGAACATGAGATCGCCTTTGTAAATGAAATTCTCCCTCCTGCAAAAACAACCGGCCCCCTGTACCAGGATTTAGCCATAGCCGGTATGAAAATTACCAATGCAAAGGAGTGGTCAAACCTAAGCAACCTTTCTGTTTACGTTTCACGAGGCGTCAAAATTGAACGGTTATACGAGCGTCGGACGTGGATCCCTGGCGTAGACGGAACTACTGGAACGTGGCAAACAATTGCAGCAGGCACTAAAGAAACCAGCAACCTGTTCCCCGAAATTGCCTATGCCCTTCTGACCGACGACCTTATAGGCGCAGGCGAGCTGATTGGTGCGGAGTCTGTTGACAAAGCATCAATGGCAATCGCGGCGCAATTCTGCGAGGCCAACGGCTTCTACTGGGACGGTGTAATCAGCCAAACCCAGAACCTGCGTGAGTTTATCTTTGAGCAGGCCGCTTATTGCATGCTTGATTTCACCATCAAAGGAGGCAAATTTAGCCTGTATCCGTCCGTGTTATTCAATAAAACTGACTACACAATTGTGGCGGAAAAACCGCAAATTAAAGCGTTGTTTGGTGATGGCAATATGCGGAACATGACTGTGAGTTTCTTAGAGCCAGAAGAGCGTCAAAGGTTCCAGGCATCTGTGCTCTACCGCATTGAACATAAGAATAATTTCCCTGTTACAGCTACCAAGATTGTGCAGTTAGCAGCGGGCTCATCAGCAGATCCTATTGAGCAGTTTGACCTGACACAGTTCTGCACCTCAGCTAAACATGCTGAGCTATTTGGGATGTATGCCCTAGCAAACCGTATCCATATCACCCATGGCGTGAGATTTGAGACAACACCAACAGCAGCGGCAAATTTAGAGCCAGGTGATTACATCCGCATTGCAACCACAGTGACCCACATAGCGCCGTCACGCAGTGGAAGCATCGACAACGATGGTTATATCCAAAGCGGCGCCACGCTAGGCAGTGGTTCTTTCCCTGTTATCTATTGGAAGCCCGGCTCAGCCAGCGTTCAGACAACAACGCTAGGTTTTTCAGCCGATCGTTCAGGAGTACCAAAAACATCACAAGCCAATTTGTTTGGAGCGCTGTGGTGCGAAGAGGTAACAACAGCACAAAAAATAATTTATAAGATTGAAACTATTGCATTCGCAGATGATGGTTTAGTTGAGGTTAGCGCCAGCGAAGCACCAACTAATGATGATGGCACCTTAAAAACTGTAGACTGGATTAGCAATCCAAAACTATACAACGTAATAGCATGAGCACTCTAAGAAAGTTTCCCAATCTAACGCCAACCACCCGCTCATTTACGCCGGGTGTCAGACCTGAGACTGCTTTTTCCTCCCAGAATGGCAGTACCTCGTTCGTATCTTTTGGCAATCGAATGGTTGATTGTTCATTAGAACTAGGATTTAATAATCTTGACGATACATACGCGCTGTTAATTTTAGAACATTATCGCAGTACAGGGCCAGAAGATTACGTTAGTTTCAATGCTCAGCACGGTTTAGGTGGAATGCTTGATACTTTGATTATTGAGATCGACACCACAAACCAGGGTTTGAAGTTTCGCTACGCCAACCCTCCGCAGATCACTAGCGTTTTTCCTGGGGTTTCCAGCGTCCGTTGCTCGTTTACCGGATACCTGATAGGCGGGTAGACTGCACACAACTGACAAATAGCTTCAGTCACGATGTCTTACTTCACTGGACAGCACGGGATTCTGAGAATTGCTTCACCATCAAATAGTCAGTATGAGGCTGTTGCAAAGGTCAGAGACTGGAGCATTAATTTCCAGATGGATACGATAGATACCAGCACTCTGCAGGACGTAGACCGCACCAAGCTGCCCGGCCTACGAAGTTTTGACGGCTCTGCAACCGTGTTGTACTACTCAGAATCTGGTAGTAATTTTGAGATGCTTACCAAAGAAACGATCAAGACTGGTCCACCTCTAAACCAGACAACACCAAAAAACTTTGGAGCGCAGGCTGCTGGTGCAGGAGTTGTTCAGATGCAACTTAAAGTCGGTCAGGGCACGCAACAAAAGACCTGCGGATTTAGTTGCTACATCACCGGCTGGCAGATGACTTGCAGCACAGGCGAAGTATTTCAAGCAAGTATGACGTTTACTGGCACGGGTGCACCCCACGCTTTTGATTTTTGAATGTCTATTTATTTTGGCGACACTGGTTGCATTGAACTAAAGCGCAAAGCAGATCACGCGGCGTATCCAGAGATGGTGCCCTCTGATGTAAGCGTGGCGAAAAGGCGTTTTACAACGTCTACCGAAGCTAACCAAGTGTTCATTGTTGGCGATGAAATTGAGATCAAACGCACTGATCAAAATGCCGATAAATC